GACAGTGGCTGGATTAAGTGCGGACGCCGGCGCATAACGGGGCGTGGCGACCAGTTCAGCCGATACCAGACTAGCAGCGGCGGCAACGGTAACCGACAATTGAACGTGGGTAAACCCGCCGTTGGTGTCCAGTTCCTGCGTGCGCACGTTGATAATCGCTTGCTTGCCGTCGCCGGTAGCTTTAACAATCTGGGTGATGGCTTTCCCGGTAATGTCTTTAGCGCCGGTGCCGCTAACATCTTGCGCCTGCTGTAGCTTCGCATCAACCGTCGCCGCTGTGCCCAGCACACCGGTATTGATGATCGCTGCGAGTTGATGGTAGTTTTTAACGGGTACCCAGGCGCTAGTAGCTGAGCCTACGCCCTGACTAATCGGGGCGATGTTGGCGACCACCACCAGGGATTCTGATATTTTTTGATTCGGAAACATGCTTTACTCCTAAGAGGTGTGTAATTGTTGGGCAACCGCGAGGGTTTGCCCCTACATTGATCGATTATCGCGCTTCGAGCTGGATGAACGCCGACAGGGTTTTACTGCCTTTCGCTTGCGAGACCGGCGCTGCAATTTTGGGTTGGGCGTCAACGCGGAACGTGGCTCGGAACGCAGTGGCGTCGGCATCAAAATATAGATGAATCGAGGTCGCGGTTTGGATGCCGCCCGCTTTGGTGATTGAGCGAATATAGGTCGGATCGATCAGCGAAATGTCGCCCTGCGCGGAAAAGGCCGGTGCGTGTTGGCTGACCATAATCGGCCTGCCCATCAGCGTGCCGTAGGGACTGCCCTGCGCGCCCTGGTTAACTGGCAGATAAATAGGATAATTCCCGAGTGTTAAACCGAACAGTGAGGGCAAGGCGTCCGGGGTGATTAACCAAACCGAACGCGGGTAGCAGCCGGGTATCAATCTGGCTACCATGTTGGCGATGTTGGCTAATGAAAGCGTGCTGGCTGCCTGACTGCCATCTTTGACTTGCATAAGGTAAGCGGCGCTTGAGAAACAGCCTAACGGCTGGCCATGACCGGTACCGAACAACAACGCTTCGTTTACTTTCCAGCGGATCGAGTCGGCGACTTTACCGGGCAGGTAGGAATCCAGCGCGCTGGTATCGGCTAACAGTTCATCCGATAAAGGCACTAACGCCATCAGTTTTTGCAAACGCAAAATCGAGGTTCCCAGTTTCGGCTTGGTGGCCGTGGCCGCTGTCGCTTCTGCCTGCCAGTAAGCACGCACGCCATCGGTGCCCCAAGGTGTGGTTTCGTCTTTCGGGAAAACCATGGAATTGCTGCTGATTTCGATGTTATCGGTGAGCGGTAACAAAGAATCTTCAGTCAGTGATAAGGTAAAAATCTGCCGACTGAATTCCGGCGGAACTAAAAAGCCGCCATCAGCGCCGGTTGCTTCGTTGCCAAAGGTGCTGGGTGCCGCTGCCATCAGGCTTAGGCGCTCATCGATGGCATTGCGTCCGGATGACGCTACTTGGACCGCATGAGCGAACTCACCAAAGCTTTTAAAGCCGCGCTTTTCGTCTTTTTCCCGGTTGTCGCCCATATCGAGGATGCTGCTACCCGCGCTAAAGCCAAGGCTGGCTTCTTCGGCGAGCAATTCATTTTCACGGTAGATGGCCGTGTTGACAGCGGTTATTTGCTCGCGCAACGCCTCAAATTGGCCGCTTTCTTCTGCGGAAAGATCGCGCGTTTCGGTTTCTGCCAAATTGGTCAGCGCGCGGGCGGATGCGACCAAACCGGCTTTTTTTGCCTGGAGATCGCGCAATTTTTTACTGGTACGCATGGTTATTACTCGCTAAAAATTAGCCCTTTAGGGCATAAAAAAACCCGCCTTAGCGGGTTTGAGGGGGGGAGAGATCATCTTCTTCGTAATCTTCTTCGTAAGAATCTTTTTTATCCTGGATCATCAAAATTCGACCGATGCCGTGCAGCATCCAGATAACGGTGCCGGTAATCAATGCCGTGAAAATCGCTGTTATTAAAATCATTTTTTTAACCTTTTTTCTGTACAAAAATTTAGCGGGTTAGTTTACTCACCTTGAGCCTCTAACCACCTTCAATTTTTTTATTTTAGACACCTCGCCCTCAACGCCCTCAATCTTTCCTGACTGCTGATCAAGCTTTTCGGTGTTCTCATTCAATTTTTCCGCATTTTCATTGACGGTTTTATTGGTAGCGTCGATCTTGTGCCGTTGGTTCGCGGTATTGGTGACAATACTTTCCAATTTTGGCGCATAACGGGAATCCAGGTCTTTAGAGTAGCTATAAAAAGCCCCTATAATCGCTGATAACGCCGTGGCGCACGCCAGCATTATTTTAATGCCCATGCCAATTTGTTTGATCAAAGCATCGAATTTAATGCTGATGCTGTTGAGCGACAAGACCAGGGCGGTATCTTGCGTCGAAAGCTTTTCGAGCAAAGCGGCATGGGTCATGCCCGTGTTCTGCAAGGCATTGTTGGTCGCTTCCAGCACGGCAATTCGAACGGCAAGGCTGTTTATTATGTCTGTGCGTCGGTCACTCGGGTTTAATTCCGGCATTCCCAAAAACTTTGAGCAATTGAAGGTATCTACATAAACACCAGTTCACGTTGTGCGCTGGCCAATTTTGAGCGCGTTGGTTTTGTTGACCGGCTCATTTTTTCCAGCAGGGCGTCGAAGGTGATGATGCCGTCGATCATGTTTTCTGCCAATGCGGCTTCTGCGCCCAACATTCTGCCTTGTCCCATGCCGTTTTCTGCAGTTGCGGCGCTAACGCCACGACCACGGGCGACAGCGGCAATAAACATATTGTAATAATCGTTAATACGCGCTTCGTAGGCGGCTTTGGCTTCTTCCGAGAGCGGTTCGAAGGGGTTGCCTTCGGTTTTGTATTTTCCGGCGCTGATTAAGGTGGTTTCGATGCCGTCCATTTCCAGGGCTTTGCCGAGGTAACGGTGTGCGCCATAAACGCCGATGCTGCCCACTTCCCCGCCAGGTGTGCAGTATAATTCTGTACATTGGGAGCCAAGCCAATAGGTTGCGCTGGCTGCCACGCTGTTGGCAATGCCGATGACGGGTTTTTGCGCCCGCGCCTGATAAATGCTGTCGGCGGCTTCGGACGTACCGAAGACGCTACCGCCAGGGCCGTCCAAATCAAGCAGGATTTGGGAGATTTTGGGATTGTTGGCGGCTGATTGGACTGCATGGGCGATTGACGCGGTAGAGGTGCCACCGGGACCGCTGATATTTTGCGGGGGCCGTTGGGTGAGCACGCCATAAACGGGAATCACGGCGATGGCACCGTCATCACTGCCTTGCGCTTGCCGGTTTGCCCGCGCCTCTTTGTCAATTTCGATTTTGTCGAGCACTTCAGCCGATACCGGGGCATTAGTCGCCCAGTTGACCAGGACAGTTGACATTAACGCCAGATAATCAGGCGTCAGCGCCCAGGGCGTTGAGGCGAATTGGGCTAAGAGTAGCTGGCGTTTCATGGCTTTTCCTGATCGGATTCGTTTTCGTTGGGTTCGGCGGGTTCGTTTTCGTTTTCCATTTTTTCCGCGTCGGATTCTTCAATCATGTTGAGCGGTCGTAAAGGTTCGTCCAGGCCGTCAAGCGGGTCCATATTTTCAGCTTCCCTGGCCTCATTCCGACTCATCCAGCCAGTTAGTATTGAACTTTGATAAAAAGCCGCGCGAGACTTTGAGTCACCGCGCAGTAGACGGGAAAAATCGAATTCAAGGAATAAATCGCCGTCTTCTTCGGGCAATAATTCCGCTTCGATGGACGCCTCCCAGCGTTCTGCCCAAGGGGCCATGGTGTAGGTGACAAATTCAAGTCCCTGAAATTCGATGTTGTTGAACGTGGACCGTTCAAGGTGGCCAATTCGGTGCGGTGGTACGCGAAACAGCCGGGCTATGTCTTCGACGCTGAAGCGGCGCGTTTCCAAAAACTGCGAATCGGCGTTACTAAGGCCTATTTCGTGGTACTGCATCCCCTGATCGAGCACGGCAGTTTTGCCGCGATTGCTCCCGGCCTGCATTTCCTGCCAGGATTCCCTGAAAATTCGTTTGGCTTCACGATCTTTGAACGATCCCGGAAATTCTATCCAGCCTCCAGCGGGTTTGGCGTCATTGGCAAAGAACTTGGCACCGTAGTTTTGTGCTGATATGGCCATTCCGACGGCATCCCGTGCCAGTTCTATCGGGTTATAGCCGCGATAAATGTCAGGTGACAGGCCTTTCAGGTGCCATATTTCGCCACGGGTAAAGATATCTTCTGTGCCGTCGCGGTTTTTGACTTTGTAGTTGTAATCGCCTTTGGCGTCAATCTGGATGCTGATGGCATCCGGATTAATCGGCAACAGTTCGGTAATCTGGCCGCGAAAATTCGCGATGACGCGATTATATGCGTTACCCCTAAGTGCCAAGTGGCCTTGCATCATTTCGCGCCATTCAAAGGCGTTTTGGTAACGATTTGGGCGTTTTGCCAGTAAATTGTATAGCCAATGGTTGGTAATTATCTTCTTTTTCCGGCCGGTGCGTTGGTAAAGTACGGGCGGCAGGATGGCAAAGGACTCGGACAGCACGGCAACGCAGGCAAAAACGGCAGTGACACGC